ATATTGTATGTATATAGTATAGATGGGGATTTTAGATTACATAGCCGTATGTGCTGTGTTAGGGCTTGTGTTTGTGTTGTATCTCTGCGCTGAGTACAGTTCCCAGCCTCAGATGGAGAGCAAGTCATGGCTACATATGGCCTCGACTATAAGACTGGCGTAGGTAGAACTGGATTCATCAACACAGTAGTACAGCCTAATGCTAGTCCTGTGCTGTCCTTCGTAAGTTGGAGTCCTACACTTGGTCCCAACACCACTGGACCTGCCGCTGCTGGTGTCCCTGCTGTGCAAACCAATGGTGTAATGAGTGCTGATGATCAGTTGTCGAAGGCATTCAGGAAGAATGGACCTACTATTGAGGCATTCAGGCAGTTGGTTGCCAATCTTCTAGCTGGCAACGCCAATGTTGGCAATGCGACGTATGCACAGGTGAAGGGACAGACTGCGGATCAGGGCATGGGAGGCAAACGGCCTGTAGATACAGTTGCCACTCTATCCAATCGTGCATACACTGCTGCTGATCGCACTGCACTGAGCAACATCTTCCTGAGAACCAATAAGCCGACTGCATATCCTACCGATCCGAGCCGCAATGGTGGTGGTGGGAAGGGTGCATGGTGATGGCACAGATGCCAACCTCTAATAAGGCTGCTACCGCATCGAAGTCTCGTAGCCAGAAGCCATTTCCACCTAAGAAAGCTAAGACTGCGCCACCGAGACAGCCTCCGATGCCACCACAGCCTCCAATGCAGCAACAACCAGTCGATCCTGCTGGTATTGCACAGCAAATACTTGCCAAACGAGGAGGCTACTGATGGCTTCTAGAGATGACATGGTAAGTACTGCTGATGACACTGATGAACTGTCTCCCACTGCACTGATACTGAAACAGTTGGACAGACAAGGCGTGCCTCGCACCGCAGCCAACATTCGTAGGGCTGTTCAGGCCAATGCACGTGAGGGTGGAGCTTCTGGACCTGATCCTGTAGCTGGTTTGCGTAATACAGCAGCAGAAGAGGAAGCTCCTAGCAAGCCAACTGCACGTAAGGCAGCTAGTAAGAGTAGTGGTGGAGGAGGCAGTAGCGTCAACCCACCAAGTGTGAACTTAGGTGGTAATCCTTATGGTGATGAAGGACCACTAACTGATCCTAGCAAGCCAACACCCAACACAGCAGCCACTCCACGGCCATCTCCTGGCACACCTGTCACTGCTGGTGACACCATCGTAGTCGATCCTGGCACTGGCATCCCCGGCACTGTGTCCAAAGCTGGTGCACCTCCAGGCACAGGTGATGATAGCTATGATCCTACTGCTCCAGTGATTGCTGGTATCATCGCAGCAGGCAAGAAGCTAGGTGATACACTAGGCTTTGGCCAACAGAACATGGGCAACATGCCTATGCCTCCAAGTGGTAGGATGACAGACATCAATCCTAACACGATAGGACTAGACCCAGTTGTGCAGCAGCCGTCTCCAATGGAGATAGCCATGCAGAAGTCAATCGCTCCTCCTGCTGCACCCCCTACTGCACCACCACCTGCACAGATTGGACAAGGAGGCATCGCAGGTGCGCCTCCTGCTGCTGCAACTGATGTACAGTTGCCTGGTGTACGACCGTATACACCTGATGTTCCAGGCATGATCCGCAACACAGGTAGACTACCTGCTGGCATCAATCCGCTAGACATCGATACGAGTGCACCTGGGCCTAGGACTAGGATCATGCCAAGGAACATGCCTGACAATGCACCACGTGTGCCTATGCCATCGCGTGTTGGTGCTCCTCCTGGCGCATCCGAAGTCAATCCAGTTGGTAGGTTGCTCCGTGCCATCATGGGAGGCATTCGCTAATGAGTTTGCCTAGTGCAACTGAGCCACTGAGGCTACAGGATGGTACACTCGTGTATCCTGGCGGTCACATCGTTGACAGACCATCACCTGATGCAACTGTTGCACCTGCTGCATTCGTAGAGATACCGACTCATAGAGAGGCACAGCGTGTCATCACACAGACACGTAGGAAGCTAGCTGATCTACCTGAGCTGCCTAAGACTATGAATGCAGTGGGTGCCATCCTAGCCTACACGCTGTTTGGTATGGATGATGAAGAGATAGCCATCGCTACGAAGCTGACACTGGAGCAAGTGGCTAGGCTGAAGATGAGTGATGCCTATGGACAGATGCATGAAGCCATAGTGCGAACCATCGTGGACAGTGAGACTGATGTTGTCCGAGACATGTTAGCAAAGAATGCACGCAATGCGGCAGCCACCATGGTCGAGGCCCTGCAAGCAGGAAATCGTAGTGATCGTATGGCTGCTGCGCGTGACATTCTTGATCGTAGCGGTCATCGTCCTGCTGATATTATCGAACACCGTCACCGTGTAGATGGTGGTCTGGTGATTGAGTACATACGGCGTGGTACTGAGGATGTTCCACCTGTGATCGACATGGAGAGAGGCATATGACTGTAAGGAATGATGGTCATGGTCAGGCAGTACAAGCTGCACGACCGTATTCGTCACAGACCATTGCCATCGGTGCAGGTAGTGTAGCATGTAATGCGTTCCAGACAGGCACTGATGGACGCTACAGTGTATACACACCTGTAGGTGTTCCATTCACTGCACCTAACAACACACGGCACATCCGTGTTGTGGCAACCAGTGATTGTTGGATCAGCTTCGGTAGTGCGCCTGTTGCAGTGGCTGGTGCATCGAGTGCTATCCTACTGCCTGCTGGCATACCTGAATACTTCTGGGTGTTGCCAGGAGAGCGGTTGGCTGTGATACAGAATGCTGCGGCTGGGTCACTGAACATTGCAGAGTTGGTGAACTAGTATGTTCTTTGGATTAGGACATCCTGGCAGACAGATGGCAGGACAGAGTGCGCTAGGAAAGCTGCTCAACAGTGCCAGTTTGCAACTGAACTTCATGACGCCAGGAGTGCTCGATCCGAGGATTACATTCACACGTGCTAGCACAGGCACTTACTTCGATAGTGCAGGTGTGATGCAGACGGCAGGAGTGAATGCACCACGATGGGACTATGATCCACAGACATTACAGCTTAGAGGTCTGTCGATTGAGGAACAGCGTGTCAACCTGATCCTCAACTCACAGTTTGCATCCAACTGGGCAGGTGGTGATTCATTCGTCACACCGAATGTTGTACAATCACCTGATGGTGGAACGACAGGAGCTAGGTTCTCAGAAGGAGGAACTGCTGCCACTGCACACTACATCACACAATCAGTAGCCAAGGCAGCTTCTTCCATCACCTATGCTATATCGGTGTTCGTCAAGTCTGGTAGTGGCAACAGGAATCTACAGTTCCAGATTGATGATGGTGGTACAAATGGTTTCTGGGTCATCATCAATCCAGTAACAGGTGCAGCAGTCACTGCTATCACACCATTTGGCACAGGATGGAGTGCAACAGCCCATACGTTCACACCTGTGAACAATGGATGGAACAGAATTGCATTCACTGTGACGACTGGTGTGCAGACAGGCATTCGCACCGTCCTCTTTCTAGCGAATGGCACGAACAGCACCTACAATGGAGACAACGCATCCAACGTCTTGATGTATGGCTTCCAGCTAGAACAAGGAGCATTCCCAACCAGTTACATCCCAACAACTGGTAGTGCTGTAACACGTGCCGCTGATGCTGTCTCGATACCAACCAATGCAAGTTGGTTCAACGCTAGTACGATGTCGCTACAGTACGAGTTCGCTCAACGCAGCAATGTTGGCAGACAGATTGGTGGTGTTGGAGATAATGACTTCAACAACGCTCTGTATATGAGTACTGGTGGTGCTGGTGAATTTGTAATGACACGTGCTGGTGGTGGAGGTGCGAACACATCTACGGTTCTACCTCCTGATGTACCACATAAGGGCATGAGTAGTTTCTCCACAACGCGTCATGCTGCATGTGCAGATGGTGCTCCTGTCGTTGCCACGGTGGTGTCACAGGGACCGCTCATCGCGACGCGCATGGCTATCGGTTGTACACCTTGGGCATTAGACAACGCTATGAGTGGATGGATGCGACGTGTGCAGTATTGGAACCGTATGCTGTCTGACACAGAGATGCGAAGTGCCAGTACGCTATGAGCACCAAGCGATACAAGATCGTAGAAGGAGGCATGCACCACCGCTTCCATCAGTCATACAGCAAGGTGCAGTTCCTAGGTGGTGGCTTCGGTAATGGCAAGACAGCGGCTGCATGTGTAAAGGCACTGAAGCTGTCACAGGAGTATCCTGGATGCAATGGTCTAGTGGCAAGGAGCACATATCCGAAACTCAACGACACCATAAGGCGAGAGTTCTTGCTATGGTGTCCGCCACACTGGATCAAGCGTATGCCGAGTCGAGACGAAAATACGCTGATACTGAAGAATGGCTCAACTATAAACTTCAGGTATGTGGCCCAGCGCGGCAAAGAAACGGAGGAGTCGAAGAGCAACTTGCTGTCGGCTACCTACGACTGGATTATCGTAGACCAGTTAGAAGACCCTGAGTTCAGTCATAAGGACTTCATGGACCTCATGGGGAGGTTGCGGGGCAATGCGGAATACACTGGTTCTGACCCTCTTATGCCAAGAGTTGGTCCTAAGTGGTTCATTGCTACACTCAATCCTACTCGTAATTGGTGCTATCGTGAGATAGTCAAGCCACTGCATGACTTCATCCAGCGTGGTGTCATCAGCGACAAGCTACTGTGTGAGGTGGACAATGCAGGGAAGCCTATTCTCGTTGATGGACGCCCCAAGCCACTCATCGAACTCTATGAAGGTAGCACATACGAGAACGTGGAGAACGTCGGGGACGACTACATCCGAGGAATGCTTGCCACCTACACAGGAAGCATGCGCGAACGCTTCATTTATGGACGATGGGGTGCGCTCTCAGGTCTTGTTTACCCCCAGTTTGATGAAACGCAACATCTCGTATCGTATGACGATGCAACCAGACATCTGCAACAACTGTGGCGCTCCGGCTTTCGTCCTTCATTCATGGAAGGATACGACCACGGACTTGCACGGCACAGTTGTTACGGCTTGTTTTACACTGACGACGACGCCAACGTGTTTCTGCTCGATGGGTTCCGAGTTGCAGAACTTACCGTCGCAGACGCAGCGAGCCATATACACAGAATACGTGCTGAAGTCGGCCTCACGGATGCTGAACTGCCTCCCATCTTCGCTGATCCAGATGTTTTCAGAAGGAAGACAGGAAGCAGCAGGACAGTTGGTGAGACAGTAGACAATCTGTTCAAAGAGTATGGCATCCGTATGCAGCGAGGGAACAATGACATCGCTGCTGGCATCGCTAAGAACTGGACCTACCTCACACTCGACACACGACATGAGCATCCCATCACAGGCATGATTCTGGCACCACACTTCTATGTCAGTGACAGGTGTCAGTGGTTCACTGATGAAGTGAATGAGTACTACTTCAAGCGTGACACCAGTGATGAGATGACAGACGTGCCAGTGGATCGCAATGACCATGCCATGGACATGTGGAAGTATGCCATGAGTCAGCGTCCTAAGTTGGCTTCATTCGTAGGTAGGAAGGATGACCCACCTGCATGGATGCAGTGGCATGAGATAGAACGTGAGCGTCGCGGTGGTAAGAAAGCGAGGCACAAATGAGTCTGATCCTGATCATCCTTGTCATCGTGTTGTTGTTCGGTGGACTCGGTGGTGGGTACTATGGCTATCGTGGCGGACACTATGGCACTGGTGGCTTCGGTGCTATCGGACTGATCGTGTTGCTACTGGTCATCTTCTTGCTGTTCAGTGGTGGTGGTCTAGGACATTGGCGGTTGCCCTGATGGCAGGCACATTCGATGACATCATCCGTAAGGTGCTTGGTGCACAGCAGCCAGTGCCTGATGAGTCACAACCATTTAATGGATCACCACTTGGTCCTATGATTGAGGAATGGTTGGGGCAGGAGACGCAGCGATATGCACCGACTGCTGAAGGTGAGATGCCTCCACCTGACAAGTGGCGTTCGATGACCACTGATACACTAGGACCATCACGACGGATGCCATACATCCCAGGTGGTGATGATGGAGAGATGTTCCTGCGTGGTCCTATTCCGAACATCGATGAGAATAGCCTAGCAGCCGATCCTGACATGCCACTGTGGCGTGG